AGGCCGGTCACATGTGTTGTCGTCGGGCTTCGTCACCATGATCGAGGAGCCCTGCGCGCGGCGCTTGAGCTGCTCGAGGTCGATCATGCGCCCGCGCACCACCTTGCTGACGGGCTGCACGTTCTGCTTCACGGTGTCGAGGAACAGGTTGCGGAGGTCGTTGATCTCCTGCTGGGTCTGCTGCCAGGACTCGACGGGCGAGGTCGGGAAGATGCGGAACGGCTCCAGCGAGCCATAGCCCATGACGAGGGGTCGCTCGCCGAACTGCTCCGGATACACCTCGCGCACCGGCTTGGGATCGGTAAGCAGCGCCTTGTCGCCGACCGACAGGAACGTCCAGTCCTCGCCCGCGGTGCGGATGAAGCACTCATAGACCCAGATGACGTCGAACTCCTTCCGGTTCTGCTCGACGTCATTGAGGCGGTCGATGCCGTTTTCACGGGCCCGACGGATCGCCTCCATATCGAATTTGCCCTTGTCGCCCGATCCGCGCAGGACGGATTCGGGCAGGGCCTTCCACGGCATGCGCGGGTCGCGCTGCTTGCGCCTGATCTCGTCGATCCGCATGGGGAACTTGAGAAAGACGTAAGCGGCGTCCTGGGCGGGGTTCACCCAATTCGCGGCCGGGTCGATGACGATGTTCTCCGGCGGGAACAGCTCGCAGTCCGGCCGGTCGATCTCCGGCTCCCACACGTCGCGGAGCTTCTCCTCGCCCGTGTCGTCGTCCGTGATCTTCTCGGTCTTGGTGCGGCGAAGCTCCAGCTTCCATGCCTGCTTGGAGATGCAGAAGCCGGCCACCTGGGAGGTGTGCCGCGCGCCCATGGCGACATGAAACCACGGGATCGAGGCCTTCTGACTCGTGCGGTCGGTGCGGTAGTTCACCAGCTCCTGAATGACCGCGGCGGCCGCGCGCTGGTCCGGATCGCCCTCGTTGCCGGGCATCACGGTGACGGCATCGATGTTGCCGAACAGGGAGGCCGAAACCGCCGCGAGATCCTTGCGCACCGCCTTGCGGGTGGCCGGGACGAAGAACTTGGAGCGGTTCAGGAAGTCGTCGGAGAGATACTTCGAGCCCTGGAAGTGCTTGTTGTTGTAGGCGCGATAGCTCTGCGTCCAGCTCCGGCGGTTCACCTGATTCATGTACGTGGTGGCCTGATTTTCGGCCTCACGCACCATGGAGAGGAAGTCCTCGTCGGACGGCTCGTAGTCGAAGTCCTCGCCGTAGCCCTCGCTATCCTCGTCCTGATCGGCGCCGTCGGTCAGTTGCCGCTCGGCGCGCTCGTACAGGTCGTCCCCATCTGCCGCAGAAGATGACCGGGTTCGCGTGTCGGTGACGGTATCCTCACCGACGGGCTGGGCCATCAGCATCAGACGACGCGCCTCCGCCCGACATCGGCGAAGTCGAAGCCATGCTTGTTGCCGCGCGCCTCAAGGAAGCTCATCACCTCGAAGCCGCGGCGCGGCAGGTTCATGCGCTCGAGCAGCTCGCCGCCGCCCTGGATGACGAGCCGGGGCGACAGGTCGCTCCATTGGCCAAGCTTGATCAGCCAGTGCAGCGTCTCGCCCATCAGCGCCGGGATGCTGAAATACACCACGCCCTGCTGCGCGTTCGACACCACCTTCCACGGATAGCCCGGGAAGTGATGGTTGAGGATTTCCGAGATGCGGCGCGCGACGAACAGGTCGAACTCACGGTGCGGGTCGGCCGACTCGTCGAGCGGCGGCACATACATCAGCCGCTGCTCCATGACCCGGTCGGAGGCACGCTCCTGCCGCTCGGCCCGCACGAGCTGCGGGACGTCAATGACGCGATGGTTCATGGGTCAGTTGTTTCCGTCGTAGGCGCCGGTGGTGGCGTTGTCGCCCGTGAACAGGCGTCCGTTCGAGAAGTGGTAATAGGGCTCGAACTTCTGCGCCCGGTAGAAGTCCGGATCGGCGCGCAGCACGATGGTGAGGAACGGCACAACAACCGTCGTCACCTTCGTTGGCGGATTGTAGGGTGTGGTCATGTGTTAACTCCCGCCGGCAAGCCGGCCTGACCATTGAAAATTCGGGTGCCGTCGCGCAGTGGCTTGGTCGGCTCCGATGTGATCTCCATGCAGACGGGGCAGCGAATATCGATCTGATCGACCTGGGCGATCACGTCTTCGGTCCCGTCCGACAGAGGGAAGAGAAACAGCGCACCGCAGGAGCACTCCATCGGAATGCAGCGGTTGTGCCCGCGCCCCTTGAGCTGGGGCGGGACAGCGGTAAGGATCGTCTTTGGCATTGGCCCTCAACTGTCAGGGTGAACCGTGGGCTCCGTCGAAAGCGCCTCCAGCGCGATCGGTGGCTTCGGTTCGAGGTCGTAGACGCGGGATGCCGCGTCGAGGATGTCGTCGTGCGGCGCGAACGGATGCAGCCGCATTTCCTCGAGGAACATGCGCGTCAGGTCGTAGGCGTCGCCCTGCTCATCAACCCGCTTGATCGGCACCACGATGCGGTAGCGCTGGTCCGTCGCCTCCATGTAGCGCTGGCGGCGCGTCTGGCCCTGCATCGGCCGGTAGATGACGGTGTCGACGGCCGGGTTCTTCTGCATCCCTGCCTCTTCCGCGCGCCGGTGGTCCTCCTCGGTCCAGACGTTCCAGAGCGCGGAGTTGTTGTGCGACCCGCCGTAATCCGGATGGTAGACCACCGCCGGCACGTAGAAGGCGCCGCGGTTCATGTCGGGCTCCAGGCGCGAGATGCGATCGGGCTTGGCGTGCTTGCCGGAGCCGTCCTTGGAAGAGTTCATCTCCTCGATGGCGATGAAGATGCCCTCGCGCTGCATGTTCTCCTCGATGGTTTCGAGGTCGGTCTGCATGCCGTATTGCTCGTAGCCGACGCGCACGAGCTGGACGCCCTGATGGTTGCGCCACTTGCGCTCGAGCTGCTTCATCTTCTCGTAGCGCTCGGAAAGCCTCATCCGGTGCGCGTAGCCGTCGAGCAGATACTTGTTCCCCGCCGTGTCGATGCCGATCACGATGATGGCCGTGCGGTCGGAGCGGACGCCACGCCCCTTCGACGGGTCCACCATGATGTAGACGTTCATCATCTGCGGGATGATGTCGTACTGCCGGATCGAGGACATCGAGAAGGTGTTCTCGCTGCCCGCCAGCGGGTTGAGCAGCATTTGGGCTGCTACGGTCGACTTCTGCGTCTTCTTGATCTCCGACCACCGCTCGTTGGAAAGCATGATCGGCTTGCCGTTGAGCGCGCCGTTGTCGGTCGCCGGATAGCGCCGCTCCTTGAGCACGCCGCGATCGAGGATCACACCATAGGTGTCGGCGTAGCTGTAGCGGGTGCCGAAGTGCCATTTGCGGGTGCCGGCGAGCTGGCCGAGGTTGTCCGAAAGCTCCCAGCGCTGCGTGACCTTTTGGACAATCTCCGGGTTGCCGACCATCGACTCGTCGATCAAGTCGTCATAGTCGAGCAGGCGATAGTGCTTGCCGGTGCGCGATCCGTCGATCAGCCCGAACGCCTCGACGGTGCATTCCTTCGGGTTGCCCTTGCGCTTGACGATCAGGCCCTTTTCCCGGGACCACGTCGGCGCCTCCTTGCGGGGCTCGGCCCAGAACACATCGCTATGGATGCGCTTCAAGTCCTCGTTGCGCTCCAGCTCCTCTTGGATCTGGATCAGGAACGGGATGGCCACCTTGTTGGTGCCGCTCATGATCGCGACCGTGATCTCAGGGTCGACGATGATCTCCTGAATGATCCCCGCGAAGGTGCCGATCGACGACTTGTAGTGATAGCGCGCCCACAGGTCCAAATACCCGTCGGGGTTCGCCTCCACCTCCCGGCAGCGCTCGAACAGCCACGGGTGCCAGGCGTCGCGCCGCTTGCACGTCACGGTTAGCAGGTAGTAGCGGTCGTTCGCGTTCAGCAGCGCCCGGCCGTTGTCGTCCAGGCGGTCAAGGCCAGTTTTCGGGTCCTTCGACTCCATGTGCTCGTAGAAGTCGAGGGTTTCATCGAAATCGAGATATGGCAGCTCGTCGACGATGAATCTGGCAAGCTCGTTGTTCGCGGCCGTCAGGTACCGCGTCGCACGAAGCTCTTTAGCCATCGCCAGAATGCGAGCTTGAACTGCCCGCACCAGCCGTGCGCCGCCATCGGCGGCTGCAACCACGATACGCCATCACCACCCATGAACTCGGACCTGGGCGGCTCCCAGCGGCAGAAGTAGAACGTGACGCCGTTGCCGTCCTTGGCCGGGTCGCCGAACCTGCAATTGCTGCACCGCCTCACGCTGCAATCTCCTGGCGGCGACGCGCCTTGAAGGCCTCGATCGCCTGCGCCGTCGGCGAAGGCTCCAGCACCCGGCCCTCGATCACCTTCGCACCCTCGCCATTGGCGGCGGCCTCATCCGGAGGCACGATGATCGTGGTCGAACTCGTGGCCTCGGTGAGCACCGCGAGGATCTTGGCCGCGATCTCGGGCTGCACCTCGACGATGACGGCGGCGCGGCGCGAAATCTGCTCGGCGAGCAGGATCTGCGCGGCGTACAGCTCGCGCTTGGCGGTTTCCTGAAGCCGCGATGTCTGGTTGCCGTCGGCCAGCAATTCGGCCCGGCGCACCTTCATGGCGGCCTCTTCCATCGCAATCACTTCGAGCCGGGTCATTGCCTTGCCCTCGTGCTCGCCGATCTTCTCGGACACCTTCGCGCTCGCGCGTGCGGCCTTTGCCGCCGCGTCTATATTGCCGACCGCCCAGCCGGCGTCCTTCCAGCGCTGGAGGGTCGAGATGGCGACGTCGAGGCCCTGATCGGCCAAGGCCTTCACCACCTTGCGCACGGAGCGGTCGTTTTCGGGATAGGCATCCCAGGCGGCCTTGGCCTCTGCCAAGGTGGCCCTGCGTTTCTCACTCATACTGCGGTCCCAAGAGAACTGAGGTCGGCGGCCTGCTGCTGCGGCGCCGGTGCGCTCATCTCAACAGGCTCGCCGAACGATGAAAGATCGACGGGCTGGGTCGAGGCGGATGCGTTCGCCTCCACGGGCTCGCCGAACGATGAAAGGTCGGCCGGTTCGGCAGGGCCGGGGGCTCCGTTTGTAGCCCCGCCGAACCGGGCCATGCGCCTGCCAACGTCTCCCATCACAGAGGCGTTGAGGTTGCCGATCGTACCGGCGCGCGCGAAATGGGGGTTTCCCGCCATTTCCTGCGGGGTGAAGATGGCCTCCGTAGGCATGGAGGGGTCCATCTTCAGTGTCCGCGCAGCTCGTTTGGCACCGTAGTGGTGCCCAAGATAGGCTTCCTCGTCCGTTGGATCGCGGCCGAGGACTGATCTCATGTCGGCGCGAATGTCGCGCAGGGAGCGGATCCAGCCGCGCGCCTGCTCCAGCGGATCGCTCGAGTCCCCGATGCCATACTTGCTCCGGAGATCGCCGCGCATCTGGTACAGGCCGTAGATGGTCTTGCTCGCGCGCGCGTTCGGATTGAAGCTCGACTCGCGATCGGCAATGGCCAGCGCGTAAGCCGGGTTTTCGCCTGCCTCCAGGGCGGCCTGAATGATGGCCGCCTGCGGGGTCATGCAAATTCTTCGATGTAGCTGACCGTCTGCGAGGTGCTGGCGACGATGCCATAGATGGCCGCGGCCGTCTCGAAGGTCAGAGTCTGCCCGACAACGCCGGCAAGCAGCACGCCGTTGGCGGTGGTCACACCGCTCGGCCCGAGCGTGACCGCGGTGGTGCCGAGGTTGACGATGGTGACGCGCTTGCGATCGGCGCGCGCAGGCACGACAACATTGCCGCCAGAGGTGACGCTCGCCTGACCGGTGGCGATGTTGTTCGATGCGTTGCCAGCCATGCCCTGTCCTTTCAGCGCTTCTTCTTCGAGGGGTGGTTCTTCACCGCGGCGTTGCCGACGCGCACGCCGACGGCGTCGGCCTCGCTTTCGCTCTTGCCCTCGGCGAGCGCGCGCGAGCGGGCATTGTTGGCCGCCTCGGAAAACTGCCGCTTCTTCGCGGGCGTGTTCGCCTTCTTGGTGTGGCGCTTGGCGTCTTCAGGGCCCCAGGACATCAGGAGCCTCCAATGCCGAGGTCGTTGCTGATCTGGCCAAGCTCGGACATCACCGAAGCGGCCTCGTCCTCGATGGTCTTCGCCATCGTGGAGGTCACATGGGTGGTCGCGGCCCTGGCCTCATGCAGCTTGCCGACCGCATCTTGGACCTTCGCCGCGCCTTCGACTCGCGCCTGTGCGACGGCGGCCCGCGCCTCGTCCATCATGGCCTTGAGGCCGGCCGCAAAACTGCCGGGAGCTGGAGCGCTCATGGGCTTTGCCTGTTGGGTTGGGGGTTGAGGCGCCGCTGGCGCCGGTTGAGCGGCCGTTCTCGCGGCGACCGCCTTGCGGATCGCTGCGATGACCTGATCGACGGTCGAAGAGGGGTCGACGGCGGCAATCAGGCCATCCCAGCCGAAAACCATCCGGCCGCCGATATTCGTGAGATTGAGGCTTTCGATCCCTGGAACGTCGGCGAGCGCGGATTTGAGGGCGGAGAGATCGATCTCAGGCATCAGGCACTCAGCACGAAATGCCACTTGCCGTCGGAGGCGCAGAAGGCCATGCCATTCTTGCCGGCCGCGACCGCGAAGGCGTTGTTCTGGCCCAGCGCGTTGATCGCGTCGCCGCCGGTCGCGCCGCCCTGCGCCTGCGAACAGGGGAACACGTTCATCGAGTTGGTCGCCGTGTCGTTCGCGACCAGGATCTGGAGGCCGTGCTTGGCCGGCGGCAGCAGCACCGAGTCGCCGCCGCTTGCGACCGTGGTGACGCGGTTGATCTGGTTCGTCATCGGCGTGGCGTTGGCCTGACCGCCGCCAGCGTGCGCCGTGAGGCCTGCGGACGGCGAAACCGATACGGTCGAGTAGTTGCCGTAATAGCCGTCGCCGACGTCATTCGTCTCCCACAGGTTGGCGACGCCGCAGGTATAGGTGCAGACGGACGGGCCAGCCTGCGAGACGCCGGTGGCGTTCGCGGTGCCGTTGATCAGATCGACCGCACCGTTGTCGCCATAAACCTGCATGGCGTTGTTGGTGGTGTTGATGACCACGCAACGCGCGCCGGGGGTAGCGACGGGCAGCTTCACCGAGTCGCCGACGCTCGCCACCGTGGTGATGCGGTTCACGCCATACTTCAGGACGGTGGCATTCGCCTGACCGCCGCCGGCATAGGCGGTCACGCCCGGGTTGATGTTCTCGATGTTGTTGTAACAGTCGGCGAACATCGCATTGATCTTGGCGACCGCCTGCACCCAGGTGTCGCCGTACTCGGCGCCG